GATCATTTGCAAACCTTGTTGATGATGCGGGTCTTGGTCAAGATACGTTACAGTCTGTTACAGATCGTGGCGATTCTACTACCAATCAAGTATTCTTAAAGGGTGGTATTACTGCTGAGAATCTACCAACAAACAACGACACTACAACCGTACTTGTACTAACCGCAGCGGATAGTGTTGCACAAAGAACCTTCGCATCACTCTCTGCAACCGAAGTAGATAATCTACAAGATGTTACAGATCGTGGTGACTCGACAGATAATGATATCCTCATCCGTGCATCTTTGAATGCGGACTCTGTAAAGGCAAACACAGGATTCTTTGATACAAACAACAATCAACTAATCATTTATGACTCCGCAGGTGCAGTCCTGTGGGGTGCATAAATAGTTAGTACACTAATTGGAGCAAGATAAATGGCAGCGGTAACATCACGGGACACTCTGATTGACTATTGTCTTCGCCGTCTGGGTCAACCTGTTATAGAAATAAATGTTGACACCGATCAGGTGGAAGATCGTGTGGATGATGCGTTAGCCTTGTATAGAGAGTTTCACGACGATGCGACAGTTCGTATCTTTATGAAACACCAGATAACTCAGACAGATATCGACAACGGTTACATTCCGATATCATCTGATATACCGGTTATCACAAGAGTCTTCCCTTTCGGACACATCATGTCTTCTGTAAATATGTTTGATATCAAGTATCAATTGATGTTGAACAGTATGGGCGACTTCTTGCAATTTTCTGGTGGTATGTCATATTACTACCAGTTGGAACAGTATTTAAACTTTCTTGATAATATCTTGGAAGGACAACCCATTACTACGTTCTCACGTAATCAAAAAAGACTTTATCTACACGGTAACTTTGAAGATGAGGATCTGAAGGTGGGTGACTATCTCATCGCAGAAGCATATCAGTGGGTAGATGGTGATTCATACAACGTTTGGAATGACGTGTTCTTGAGAGATTATACCACACAGTCAATCAAACAACAATGGGGTGCAAACCTTATTAAGTTTGAAGGTGTACAACTGCCCGGCGGTGTAACCATGAACGGTCGTCAAATATATGAAGATGCTACACAGGAACTTCTCAGGTTAGAAGAGAAGATGCGATTAGAATATGAGTCTCCACCAGACTTTTTCGTGGGGTAACGAATGGCAGTTAACTCCTATTTCACGCAGGGAACCCATAACGAACAGGCACTCTATGAAGATATAATCATCGAGTCTCTGAAGATATATGGTCAAGATGTATACTATATCCCCCGTGAACTTGTCCGTCGAGACGGTATCTTTCAAGATGATTCAGTGAGTCGTTTTGAAAACGCGTACAAGATAGAAATGTACGTAGAAAATACCGAAGGTTTCGATGGAGAGGGTGATCTCTTTTCCAAGTTTGGTATTGAGATCCGCGATGCAGCTACGTTTGTAGTATCACGTAGACGATGGTTAAATCAGGTCGGACGTTATGAAAACGATCCGGGCGTAAAAGAGTTTTACCGTCCACGAGAGGGTGACCTAATATACCTCACTCTTTCAAAGTCTATGTTTGAAATTACAAGGGTAGAGACTGAACAACCGTTCTATCAGTTGAAGAACCTTCCTGTGTTTAAGATGCGTTGTGAACTCTTCGAGTACAACGATGAAGACTTCGATACTAATGTGGGTGAAGTTAATACTATCGAAGAACTCGCATATGCCGCGAAGATCAGTATACCAACGGGTGTAACGTTTGGGATCGGTGAAGAGATTCAACAGAACAACGGTACGTACACGATGGTTGGTGAGGTTGGTGACCACGACGACGCAAACGGTCTTCTCTATCTGATACACTCAGGTGCGACAGACGGTGAGTTCCATAACTGGACTACCACCGCCAACATTGTAGGTCAATCTTCTGGTACTAGTGTAACACCTTCTGGTTCACCCGTTGTACAAGATCTACAAGACGGTGCGATGAATAGTGATTTTGATACAATAGGAGATGGTTTCTTGGACTTCTCTGAATCTAATCCTTTCGGAGATCCTGAATAATGTTCGGTAATCATTTTTATCATCAACGCATACGATCTGCGGTTGCAGTGTTCGGATCTCTTTTTAATAACGTAAACGTTTTGAGAAAGAACTCTAGCGGTGCAACCATATCACAGGTTAAAGTCCCCCTGTCCTATGCCCCATCACGAGACTTTATTGCACGTATTGACGCAATGAATAAGTCAGGTGAACAGGGAGAACGTAAGATTGCAGTCAAGTTACCTCGCATGTCTTTTGAGATTGTTGCAATGAACTATGACTCACAAAGACAGTTGCCAAAAGTAAATAACTGTGTTATACCATCTCAAACATTTGGTAAGTCTACACAGGTGTTCACCCCCGTACCATATAACATTAACTTTCAGTTAAACATATATGCGAAGGGTCAGGATGATGCACTACAGATCGTTGAACAGATACTGCCTTACTTCACGCCTTCTTACACAATAACAATGAGACCACTCGAAGACTTTGATGGTGTCAAAGAAGATGTGCCTGTAACTCTACAAGGTATTACCTTTTCAGACGACTTCGAGGCAGCACTAGAGGCACGACGTACTGTAATCTATACGCTTGACTTCGAAATGAAAGTATCAATGTATAAGTCAATCAACCCAGCTGCACCTATTATTACACAATACGATATAGACAATCTCCAGTTGAACGGAGATGAGTTGTATGGTATTCAAGACAGTGCGGCGACAGCAACACCACTTGCTACATCAACGTTAGAAGACACACCGGTTACCATTAGTAATTTCCAAATGGTCAACGTACCTTTAGACACACATGGTTTCTCTTTGGGTACTAACACCGCAGATAATGGTACTGCGACAGTAACATACGGTAAATTGATCACTAGTGCGTCTGGTGTGGTTGTTGCGACAGGTGAGTATAAGTATACTCCAGACAGTAACTGGAACGGTACTGATACGTTTGATATCGACCTTCTCTTTGGTGACAGTTCGTCTCCAATGAAGTTGACTAAGACGGTTACCGTTGCGGTTGGTGCAGTACAAGACGTTGTTGCGACAACCCTTGGGCCATTTGCAGCGACTGCTGGGGTTGCAGAACTAATCGATGTTTCTACAAATGACAGTTTCACAAGTCCAGTATATGGTATTGTGAGTTCACCGTCGAAAGGTACTGCAACAATTAATTCGAGTACAGGTGTTGCGACATACACCGGTACAGTTGGTCAATCAGGATCAGATCAGTTTGTGTATAGAGTCACACCAACTGGCGGAATCTCTGAGAATGTGACCGTAACACTTACCGTTAGTTAGTATAAATAACAATACAGATTCTTGAGGAAGAATAGATGGCAGGTATAAAAATAAGCGAACTGGAAGTATTGACAGGTGCAAATGCAGCTGACTCTGACGTTCTAGTAATCGTAGATGTAAGTGCAAATAAAACGAAGCAAATATCCTTCGAGGATCTTATCGCGTCTAACATTGACAGTGCTAATAAAGCTTCGACTGCTTTGATCGCGGGTGCCGCTAAAACAGTGATTAGTACGCCAGGAAACTCTGGTGATAACTTTGTGATGTTCAAAGCAAACCCATCCGGCGCAGATTCGGTTTTGACCGATCCAGGCATCACTTACGATCCATCTACCGAAAGATTAACTACGAACATTACCGGTAATGCAGACTCTGCCACGTTTGCACATACTGCTGCGGTCGCAGACTCGGCTAACTTTGACCTCACATCTTTGAATGATGTTGTTGATACCTTTGCTGGTCTGGTATCTGGTCAGATCCTCAAGTACAATGGTACCTCATGGGCTAACGCAAACGATGAACAGGGTGCGGCAGGTTCGGGTGTAATTGCATCTCAGATCAATACTGTTTCTACAACAACGGACGCATCTTTCCTCATTCCTTTTGTTCAGGCGGCAGGTACAGACTCGGTTGGTGTTGATGCGGGTATAACATATAACCCCTCCAATGACACCCTCACGGTGGCAGAAATTATTGGTAATGCATCTACTGCGGATCTTGCACTCGTTGCGACTTCCGCGTCTAATGCACGTGGTGTAATTGCAGATAGTGTTGGTGCTGTCGGTACCTTCTATCCACTTCTACGGGGCGACCACGCTTCTGGTGGAGATAGTGTCGACTTTACTACCAATATGTCTTACGAAGCATCGACAAGTACTCTCTCTGCGACATACTTTAACGGAGATGGTTCTAATATCACTAACGTTGCTGCACTCAGTGCAACCGCAGCTACTAACGTACAGATCAGTCAGGCAACCACAGACGCAATATACTATCCACACTTTGGTAGTAATTTGTCTGGTAACGACGGTGTTGAAGTACAACAAAAATATAGATACAATCCAGGCATACA